ATCCTCCGCCAGATTTTTTGTACTCGGCAGCAAGAAGTTGAGCCTTACGTGCAGACCACTCACCTGGGTCTCCACCTTTAGAACCTGCTTTAATCTTATTAAACTTTGCTTTACGCATACCAGGCTTTGTGTAGTTGCCAGCCTCATTGACTTTTGACTTGGAGGCTTTTTTAACAGGCTTCTTTTTATCTGCCATTATTTGACCTTCTTTGGTTTAGATTTTTTAGAGGTTGTAGTTGCAGGAACACAGTTGGGTACTTTTTTACCGTTCTTGTTCTTAAACCCTTTTTGGACGTAACCGTCCCAACAAGGTCCCTTAGTTGCCATAATTACTCTGCTGGTGTCTCTTCGGTTGTTTCCATACGCTCAATCTCTTCAATGGCTTGCTGGATACGCTCCTGCATACGCTCATCAAGATTGCGAGTAGTGGCATTTTCAATTTCTTCTTTTAGAACAGCAATTGCTGCTGCCTTTTGTTCTGCGTTCATCATCGACCTTGCTTTCTATGCGAGTTTTGCTTATGGTAAGACTGTACTGCTTTAACGCCTTGCTTGACGTTTTTAACCCCAGCCTTTTGAGTAAGGTTAATTTTGTCATACTTCCCCAACTTTACGTTGGTGTGTTCAACTACTACATCGCCCTTTGTATTCTTTGAAACTTTGTGGGTTACATGAGCCTTTTTTCCAGGTACTCCAATTGCAAGAGTAACTGGCTTTTCTGATTTAACGTCCTTCTTTTTTTCAGGCATTAAGAAGCCTTTGCCTGGTAAATAAAGTTGATGTGGAACAAGTCATCTGTAGCAAGAACAAAAGGACTATTAAAATCAAATACCTCGTCTTGACTAGAGTTATTTATAAACCAAAGACTGCAAACGTTACTGTTTACCTCTAGATGCCCCTTAAGGCTGTAGAACCTACTTTGACTTGTGTCGTGAAGAGTTCCACCCCACGCATTTGCATGAAGTGCTGACTGTTTTGGAAGAGTGACTGAGTAAGCACCAGTGCCAAAGTTAGTAACATTGGTCATTGGAACTGTAATTTGCACAACGACCATTTGACCATAATCAAAGTATGTTCCTGTAGCAAGGTTGGAAGACTGCACTAAACCAGTTCCAGACCACACGGGTGTGTAGGCAATTGGTGCTGGGGTAGCGAGTTTTGTGTCTAAATAATCAAGGGCAGCGTTAAGTGGCGTATGCCAGTTTAAATCCCCGAAGTTGGGTTTATTTAGTGGCATAGTTACCTTCCATACTGTTCGGTTCCAAAGTTTCCTTTACCGTATCCGTCGTAAACGATAGGCGGTAACTCTTTGGTACTCTTTTGGGCATATTGCATAAACTGTGGGTCATTGACCAACTCGTCAGCATTCACTTCGGTGCAATCAACAGTTACAACAGCAAAGTTATAACTAAAGGCTCCACGTGGGTTGACTCTGGTTGGAACAAAAACATTTCCTCGGTAAAGGATACGGTCTTTAATGTGATTGTCAGGGTTTACCAGCATATTTGGAAGAAGTCTTTCTACATCCCCAACATTTAAGACCAGTCTTAGGCTATCTACGACGTAGAAGCCTCGTTCATTCATCTCGTTACTGCCTCGAACTAACTGGGCGGTAATGCAAGGCATGTTAAATGGAAGCATCCAACGACGACCTTCACCAGGGGTGTTGCTAGAGACATCGTAAATATCATCTACAACGGTAGCGATGTTGGAGTCTCGGTAGTCATTAGACCAACGGAACCAGTCGACCTCTACGCCTACAGGAAGTTCTAAATCTTCCTTTATGCTTTCGTAGATTCGCTTTTGTTCATAGGCGATATTAAATCGACCCTCTAAACGTTTGCCTCGCATCAAGGCTCCTTGTAAAATTCTAGATTCTTCTTTAGACGTTCGTCTGTAGGATTAAGGGTAATGGCTTTTTCCCCATACGTCAGGGCTTCTTCTTTATAACCTAGGTTGTAGGCAGCAAGTGCAGCAAGGTCATACGGTAATTCTCCCCAGGCTTTAGGGTCGTTTAAATACTCCAATGGTTTGACTTGGATATTTAAGGCTATCTTTATGACTGCGTAGCACTTTTCCCACATTTGATTTTCATAGTAGTACTGGGCTAGTTCAACCCATGGCTCTCTTTTTTCTGGGCATTCCTGAGAAGCCTTAATAAACCATTGTTCTCTTTCTTCGCCTTGATAGCACTTGCCCAAATAAATCATAGAAGCAGCACGTTCTGGTTTCCACTGTGCTGTGGGTAAAGAAAGATGACGTTGCAATTCTTCTTTAGCCTTATCCAGCATGTTGTGAAAGAAGTATTCTCGACCTAAGTAATGGGAGTTGCGGTCATCGTTAGGGGCCTCTGCTACAGCCATCTCTAATAGTTCAAAGTATTGCCCACGAGATTTAGAGTTATCTGGATAGTGGTGAATCTCTAAACCAATCCAGCCTTGTACCTCTGGCACTCCGTAGCCACGCATCACCTCATGAACAGGGTGGGTCCACATGTAGCCCTTACGTCCATGAATTTTATCTCCGCCGTAAGTTAAGCCTTCACTGCCATCAGGATTCCAAGACCATGTGTATTTGTATCTAGGTCGCGTAATATCACGAGGCATATCTTCAAGGTGTTGTCTCCAACCCTCAACCAATACTTCATCCATATCTAAGGCTATGCAATAGTCAACGTCTTTAGGAAGACCCGCCATAGATGCGTTACGAGCAGTGTCAAATCTCCAGGGAACTATGTTTACGTCTATAACGTGTATGCCAAGTTCTTTAGCAACTTCTTTAGTTTTATCAGTTGAGCCTGTATCTGCAATCAAAAGAAAGTCTGCTTCTTTTGCAGACTCGTACCATCGGCGGACAAACTGTTCTTCATTTAAGGCTATGCAATAAACGGCAATCTTTAGTTTTTCTGCAGCCATACTTGATGTCCTATCTCTAATACGGTGAATTCATTTTTGGCACAAACAAGGAGTGCATCAATAGCGGGTTTAGGGTCAAACTCAGGACCCTTACCAAGAGACCACGTATAGTCATCAAAGGCAAGTATTCCTTTAGGGTTTAACCGAGTAATCGCATTGGCAGCATCTTTGAAGACCGACAGTGCTTTGTGGTCTCCGTCAATGTAAATGAAGTCAAAAGAACCTGTATCTTCTTTAAAGAAGTCATCGCTGGTCATCTTTCTTTTGACCAGTCTTTTTTCTTGTTGGTAAATCAATGTTTTAGAATCATAGGTTTGCTCAACGCTTTGCCAGTTTAAATCATGGTGAGCAGGTTCATCAGAACCTTCCCACGTGTCAACATCTGTAAGCGTAGAGTTGGGGTGTCTTAAGATGTTTTCAAAAAGCCAACAAGTAGCATCACCTGTATACGCACCAATTTGCAGACACTTTAAACTCTTGTCCGCATACAAAAATAAATGTTGATTAAAGTAGTACTGAGCACCCATTGCAAACCAATTTGGATATTCCATTATTCGTACTTTTTTCGTTCCCAAAGGTTTTTCTTGTAAAAGCCAGAAAACATTCTTTTTGAGTCATAATTTTGTTGAGTTACTTTTTGCTTGTTCTCTTCAGTTCCTAATTCAGAAACCCAATCTGCTCGCTTAATAGGAGTCAGTTGCGCTATAGGGGTTCCTGCTGGAATAAGACCGCTAAACCCACGCTTCATAAAGAAGGGTATGTTTCCCGCATTAACGCTTTTATCGCTATCCATCAAACCAGTCAGCGTCGTAAATGGTAGGTCAAATCTATTAAAGGGGTGAGTTAGTAGGACACTCCAACCTTTAGGAACTTCAATTCCCCATTGCCCTATCCAAGCAAAATGAGTAGTTATATGTCCTTCTGGTCTCGGTATTTTTTCTCCAAGAGCAGGGGTTCTCCTAGAAAGAGGTGCGGGAAAAATTAGCCAATCTATATTCACATCATCCGCTTCTTCATTGTATTCCACTACTAAGTCAGTGTGTAACTCCAACATGTAACCAGAGGTCATGGCATCTAGAAAAGGAACGCATAACTTTAATCCGTGATTTGGTGCACCATTCTCAAGTTTAGGTTGGTTATCATTGCCTATCCAACGTTCGCTTTTTGCGTACCATTCAGGAATATATTGCGACGCAGGTTTTGGCACAGGTAAACTTGGGGGAAGTGAGGCTAGGGTCGGAGGCCATTCTGAACAGTTAGTAAAGGTTATTTTATTCGGTTTCATAGTGCTCCTAATTTAGTGTTATCCGATTATATTGATAGTTCCTTGCATTGATGAGTGGAATTGACAGATATAGTACAGCGTGTTGGGAGCACCAGCATCAACGGTAAATGTAATACCGCCAACATCATCGCCATTATTAGTAACGCCTGTGTTGTACTGGTCTCCAGTTCCTGTAGTTGCAGCAGTTTTAATCCAGAAAGGATGCCCTGAAGCATTTACAGTAAAGAAGTATGTTTGACCTCGAACAAGAGTTAGCGTTGGATTACTTGCTCCATTGATGGTGTATGCAGAGGCTCCGCTATTGGTTACATTGTAGTTTTCAATAACAGACAATCCAGTTGCTCCAGTTGGGCCTGTGGCTCCACCTGCTCCAGTAGGTCCAGTAGGTCCCGTCACTGTTGAGGCTGGTCCAGTAGGTCCTGTGGCTCCACCTGCTCCAGTAGGTCCTGTCACTGTTGAGGCTGGTCCTGTTGCACCAGTTGGTCCAGTAACTGTAGAGGCTGCACCAGTTGGTCCAGTTGGTCCTGCGTTTCCGTTGGCTCCAGTAGGTCCAGTAGAGCCAATTGAACCTATAGGTCCAGTTGCACCCGTTGGTCCTTCTGCTCCTGTTGGTCCAGTTGGTCCACCAGATGGACCAGTAGGTCCTTCAGGTCCAGTCGGTCCTGTTGGTCCACCAGAAGGTCCTGTTGGTCCAGTAGGTCCCGCAATACCTGCAGGTCCTTGTACGCCTTCAGTTGCACTGACCCACGCAGAGCCATTCCAATACTTTAATGTAGCCATTAGGTCAACCTACTCCAATACGCATGAGTAATTCCGCTAAAAGAACTTCGTGTTGCAGGAAGGTCAGAGGTTGAACCTGCAAAACCAACTACTCTTGGAGACAAAGCCATAATCGCTGTTGAAGCAGCACCAAAAGCAACAGAAGCAAGTTGGGGAGTAGTAGATGCAACTACGACAACTGCTACTGCGTACCTTTGCCCAGCCACTAGGTTATAAGAGGTTGGGAAGCCACCAGTTGAATCAAGTGCTCCTGTGTAGACAGTGTTTGCTACAGTAAATCGAGAAGAGTCGTTATTTGTTCTAGCAACTAATGTGGCTGTTGTTCCATCAAAGGTATAAAGCCCAAATCTAACTAAAGTTACTCCAGAAGCAGGGCTTGAACCAGAGGAAAAAGAGATGTTAGAAACTGTTAACGCCTCTGTTGCTGTAAAAAACGAGAAATAAGTAATGTTTGTAGTAACTGCAGTCGTAGCATTTACGTGAGTTCTACTTGGAATGTCTAAAGAGGTTGTTGAATTATGCTCGTAACCTCTAAAGAAGGCTTGTGAAACAGTGCTTAAAGAAGGCTCATCTGTATCAATCCAAAGAACATCTGTTGTTGATGGCGTACCGTTTTGTTGTACCAAAGCAATTGGTCCCGTTGGTCCAGTAGGTCCTGCTCCACCTGTAGAACCAGTGGGTCCTGTTGGTCCACCTGATGGTCCAGTTGGTCCAGTTGGTCCAGTTGCACCTGCTCCAGTTGGTCCAGTTGCACCTTCTCCACCTGTAGCACCCGTAGGTCCTGTTGGCCCTACTGGTCCACCAGAAGGTCCAGTTGCACCCGTTGGTCCAGTGACAGTTGATGCTGCACCAGGGATACCAGTAGGCCCTGTTGGACCAGAGGTAATGGAGTCAACCCAAACACTGCCATTCCAAAAAGAAACAGAGTTATCTGTCTTAATCCATATATTTCCAATTTGAGGCAAGTCAGGAGCCGTTGAAGAATAGTTCACATACTGACGACCGTCAGTCTCGTATGCAGCAGTAACAGAGTAAGACAACCCAGTAGTGTTACCAATTACCTGAATGCTATCTCCAACATTTATAGCAAATCTAAAGGTTTCAAAAGATTGTCCTGCACCAATTTCTAAGTCTTTGACAATGGTGGCAGAGAGTGCATCGGTGTAAACCGCTCCTGTAGGAACTACATAAACACTACTGAGAACAGATTGGTTATTTTTATTTGCAACAATTACAGAGGCTACATACCCTCTGTCTGCTGTAACAAGAGTAGTTATAGTATTTGCAGCAGGGTTTGCTAACCCAAGTCGTGTTATTGGCATTTTATGACACCGCCGTTATTGTTTTCCAACCCGCAGCAGTTCTTACTTCTAGGGAGTCGGTTTCTGTATTAAATCTAATATACCCTGTTTCTACGTTGGAATCTCTTCCAGCAGTAGTGCCTTTATCAACATATAGAGTGTTGTTGACTCCTCTAATGGTTTTATTTCTAAAAACAAGCGGGAAATCTCCAGGACCTACATCATCTGCTTGCAACAACCCGTAGGCAGAAAAAGATGTTCCAGCAATTGATGACTTTACGTAGATAGCGTCTTGGGCATTTAATGCAAACCTAAATGTTTCAAAAGATTGACCAACACCAATAGTTAGGTTAGCAGCAATATAGGCGTATTCACTGACCTGACTTGCTCCTTGTGGCTGGACCCAAATATCTACTTTACATAGAGGGGTGGCTTGGGAAGATGTATTAGCAACTACTACAGATACTAGATGGGAACTAGCAACTGAGACAAGTTGTTGTCCTGTAGTGGCAGCAGGAGTTAAAACTCCAAGTCGAATAATCGGCATGGGTTTTCCTCCTTACGCCTGTGCTTCAGTCCACGTTAACTTTGCAGATGCAAGTGTAGTGCTACCAGTCAAACGAGCCACGGCAATAGTTAAAATGTCGGGACCATCTGGGAACACAGAGTCACCACCTAGAATAGAGTTAGATAACTCAAACAACTCATCCAAAGACACAGTAGTTGACTGTTCTGCACCATTCTGACCAGCAGCACGGAAATTAAACACCTGAACGCCACCAGATACGGTGTCATTTGCAGTATGAGCAATAACTTGAGTTAGTGATGGTGAAGGTGTAGACACAAAGTTGAGGTTGTTAAGACGTGGGTTAATTAAAACCTTTACATCCACCAACTGAGTAGTTGCAACAGCAAGTTCTTTTGTACGCAACTGCATGCGATTGATAACATCTCGGTCACCTAACTTACCTGTTAAACCTTCAGATACAGAAGGAGATAGGCGAAGTGAGAGTAGTGGCTGGTAATTTGCACCAGAGGTGTTGTTTAATGAGCCAAGTGGGAACAAGTTAAAGGTGTATTGAGAGTTACCTTGAGAGGTAATATCAATTCTGTTAGTTCCACCAGTAGCAATTGCATCAGCAGAGGTAGGATGCAGGGTAATGTTGTTAGCGTCTACTGCACGAACGTAGTAAATCCTGCTGTTTTGCAAGTTAGCAAATGGGTTAGTCCCTGTGTTTGCTGTTGCTGGGTTTTGACCGTTAAATCCTGTTAAACCTTGTGGAGTTAAACCAACAAATTGAACAGCATCTCCAGATGTAAAACCATGAGTTGGGATATTAATTACATCTGTTGCTATCGTAATGGCTCGTGAACCAAAGTTTTTAGCGGTAGTTCCCGCAATAGTTAGAGTCTGACTTGAGCCAGAGAATAAGTAAGCCTTATCATCATCAAACTTACCGTCCATAATAACCGAAGTACCCCAGTGGAATAAGAATGGGATATACGTTGGGTCAGTGTAAGTGGTTACCTCATAGCGTGCAGGTAAGTTACCTGAGCGGAAGTATGATTCAAGCAAAATGTTATTGTGAATAAATTCGTGGACATACTTAACTTCACCAGTTTGGTCCTTAAATCCAAAGCGGATTTTTCCAGCACCGTACCAAGAGTAGTCAATGTAAACCATCTGAATTCTATTTAGATTAAGGTTAAATCCAGTTGGTCCAGTTCCATCGCAAGGGTCAATAGACCAATTCTCTTGTGGAATACGGGTATCAACTGTCTTAGTCATGATGATACCGCTCTTTGCTGGGGTAAGAGAGTGAGGTGTTCCTGCTCCAACGCTAGAAATTGCTACATCAGATACTGCATCTGGCGTTGCTTTAAGAGCAAAAGTATTGTTGTCAACTAGATGCACGTAATACGTACGACCATTGATAAGACCACCAATTGGGGTTCCATCAATTGAGTCATAAACAACTGGAAGGTTGTCAACAAATCCGTGATTTTGAATAATAAAGGTGTCAGTATCTATACGAACTACCCCTGTTGTTCCATTTCCTGGATTAAACTCTTTTTCAATTCCAGAAGCACCCTTATATTCAGGCTTTACTGTAATACGAGTATCACTCAAAATACTGGTGACCTTGTATGACTGACCACGCATAACGATGTAGTCACTTACTGCTAGTTGAGTAGTAAAGGTAGTGCCTGTTCCAAAGATAAACTCAGAACCTTGCAGGGCTGCTGCAGTTCCTGCCATCTGTTGAGTAGATGACCGCCGTACAGCGTACATTTTTTGCCCATCAAACTCAAAGAACATACCGTTTTGGAAATCAAACATTCCTGAACGGATTGCTCCATTTGTCCAAGAGTCAACGTTAAACTGTGGGAATCCGTAGGCTTTTGCCTCTGCTCCTTGAGGGATTGTCGAGGTAGCAATACAGGTAAAGTTTAATGGGTCTAATACTGTAACTTGGAACTTACCGTTATAAACGGTGCTTACTGCACCTAGACTGGTTAGTGCCTCAGAAATTGTGATAAACAAACCATTAATCAATCCGTGTGGTCGACGGGAAGTACCTTGGAAAGTAGTGCCAGATACACGTACCACTGTTTCAAGGTCAATAGTTGGCTTGAAGTTGATACCCGCAGATGTCTGTAGACCCTTACCTGACTGGTAGCGGAAATACTTACGTGTTTGACGGATAATCTGAGCATTAGATGTACCAACACCTGTAGACATTTCAACGCCACCATCAAATGGACGGTGTAGTGAGTAGCCTTGAGGACGTACATAAACGAAGGTCTGATAAGCATAAGAAACACTTGAATATTGTGTTGCGTATGGACGGTTTACAGTGACCTGTGTGTCAGAGCCAATAGCAGTAATCTTACGAAGAATTGGAGAGGAAGGCAGTGTTTTAACAAAAGTATGTGTTGTTCCAGAACCTTGGGTTGTTACAACTACGCGGTTAGTGTTGTTTACTGCATCTACAGAGGTGTTATACAACGCAATGGTATTAGCATCTACACGACGGATAAAGTAGAAGAATGAAGAGGTTAAACCAGTAGGAGCAACAGAACCAGCACCTGCTGTGTAAACAACGCAGTCTCCTGTGCTAAATGGGTGTGCAGTGCTTGTAAAAGTATTTGTTGGGTTTGCTATTACTGCAGAACTAGCAAATGTCACTGTAGTTGTAACATTAGGTGGATACAGTCTAAAAATATCTCCAACCTTTAGAATCTTAGCAAAAGAAGTATTAGTTCCAGATACTAAGGTAGAGCCAGATGATGTAGACACTGTTCCCGTGCCAGTAACAAAGCCGTTGATTTGAGCAGAGGAAAGTGTGTGGTCAACGCCAGCACCAAAAGTAGTAAGAACTATAGGCACTCCAGATGAAGCGTTTTCTACCGTGCTTGCTAATTGAATATGGTCTTTACTTATGTTAATTACGTAGTAATCAGTTCCAGATGTCAAACCTCCAATAGGTGTTTGACTTGCTGAAGAGTACGCTACTTTAGTCCCCGTAATAAATCCGTGAGATAAAAGTCTTAGGTTATTTTGTTGTAAATCTACAACGGTACGTGGTGTGAACGTCTTTACGATAAGTGGAACAAAGCCATTTGCAGGAACAGTGAAGGTAGTAGCAGATGGAACTGCATTTACTGTGTATGTTCCGTCTGGAGACTTTGATAGAGAAAGAATTCTATGAACTCCTACACCGACCTGAGTTAAGTCCACTGCAATGTTTGCATTAGCATTTTCCAATGTAGTGGCAAGTCTAATATTATCGCCATCAATTAATATAATGTAGTAAGGGTTACCAGAAGATAATCCACCTACAACAGTCTGACCAACAGAGTCATACTGAACAAGTTCACCTTGGCTAAATCCATGAGCAGGAATAGAGATTTGGTTAGCAGTTAAGTCGAGTTGGTTTGTAGTTAAAGAGTGGTTACCGACTCCTAAAGAAGTTAAGTTAATTACCGCAGAGCCTTCTTTATTAGATGACAACTTAATAATGTTGTTGTCGATTCTAACCGCAAAATAACTTTGTCCGTTAGTAAGTCCTCCAATAGAAGTGCCACCACCGTTGCTGTACACAACTCTTGAGCCAGTAACTAAATCATGGCCTGGAATGTAAAGGCTATCTTCTTCGAGGTTTACCACAACATAAATAAATGAGTGGTTGGTTCCAGTACCTGCTGCTTCTAAATTAAGAACGGCAGAGCCTAAAGATTGGCTAAGTTGGAAGTTATTGCTATCAATAACAGTTCTTACATAGTAAGTTGCACCATTTTGTAGGGGAACAATGTTTGTTCCGCCACCATTAGCGTATTTAATAGGCTGACCTGCTTGGAAACCATGGTTATTAATTGTAATAATATCGGTTGCAATATTGGCTACTACTCGACCAAAACGCTCACCAACAGCGTTAGATGGGCTTGTAAAGTCAATGTTTGAATAATTAGGTCCAGGGGTAGTACTTAGACGGGTTGTCCATGCGTTTACAACATTTGCGTAATAAGTTGTATTTGCTGATAATCCCGTAAGTGGTGCGACAGTTTGTGGGGTATACGCAGCACCAAAAGAGTAAGTAACTGCTTCACCATTAGTTAATTGTGTTCCAGAAGCCTTGTTAATAGTGTTATTTTGTAAGTCAACTGTGATGGGAACAATTGCATGGTATTGAGAACCTGCTGCTGCTACTTGAATAGCGTTTGCATCATTGTTTGCATCTGTTGCATTATTGTGGATAGTAAAAGAAGAACCAGCAGCAGAAACTAAAGAAACCGCAACTTCTCCATCTACGTTACCAGTGTTGTAAGCATTAAGGTTTTCAATGGATGCTCCACCAAAAGTAGCAGACCCATTGTATTGACCTGTTGAAGTACCTACGGCTCTTGCTCCAGCAACGATGAAGGAGCCTCCACCACCACCAGGGGCTGTGCCTTGAGCATTACCACCAGCACCGCCAGAGTAACCACCAGCACCACCAGGACCACCAAATTGCTCACCGTCAGAACCACCAGCACCACCAAAACCACCGTTGGCAGAAGAACCACCAGCACCAGTACCACCAACTAAACCAGCGTTAAAGCCTCGTCCACCTTGACCACGAGAAGAGTCAGCAGCGTTACTTAGGAATCCTCCACCACCACCACCAGCAGATGCAGCAGGTGCACCGTTACCATTAGTACCAGCAGTTGCGTTTGCATTATCGCCGTTTACTGTAAGAACAGCGTTGCGACCAGCAGTAGTGTTTGAAGGAGCAGAACCGCCACCTGCTACAAAAAGAGGGACGTTTCCATTTTTACGAACAACAAATGTTCCTCCACCAGAAGAAGGCCAAGCATCATTATTGTTGGGGTTAGGACCTCGTTGTCCAACAGCAATCGTAATAATCTCACCGCGAACTAAATCAAACTGACCTTTAACAATTGCTCCGCCACCACCAGCAGCACGGGATGTACGACCAGGAGAACCTTTTACTGTAAATTCATAAGTACCAGTACGAGGTACAACCCAATCTTGATACCCTTGGAAATTACCTTGGTTAAAGAATGCAGTATTTGTTGCCCAGGTTGCTCCAGCATTGTTGTATGCGGTAGTAAGTTGAGCCAACGTTGGTGGTGTGGAACCAGTTACTCCAGCAGAGGTAAAGTTGTGAGAGGTAAAGGTGTACAAAGGAGCAGCAGCACCAGCAAAGGGGCTTGTAGTTTGCTTTAAGTAGTATGTGTTTCCTGAAGTTAACCCTGTAAGAGGGGTAGAGTTTGTGTAGTACTTAACGGCTTGACGGTCTGCATAACTTCCAGAAAACACAAGTTTGTTAGAAAACACAAATGGGAAGTTGAATGAAACGTTACCGTTTGTAAGAGCGGTAATATCGGCGTATGTTTCAGAGCCAGCAGTCTGTGCTGTTGCTGCAAAAAATACTTTTTGAGATTCTCTAACGTTAGAGTAAACTAAGTTACCATTAGAAACGCCAGTAATAGTAAGTGAGCCTGTTCCATTGCGGAAAATAAAAGGCTGATTATCTCCAGCAGTAAATACAGAAGGAACTTCCGCACCAGCAGTAGTGTTATAAAAAATAAAATTATCTTCAAGGTTTACGTTAGTTTTACGCAAAGCATGAGTACCTACTGCACCAAGTTGAGTTAAATTAATTGGCATTTTTTAACCTACCCATCTGACTACGACGATACCTGAACCACCATTGCCACCTTTGTTGTTGGTCTCATAGTGAGCACCACCGCCACCACCGCCACCAGTGTTTGCACCGCCGTTACCACCAGGAGTGTTTGCCCAAGTGTTAGTACCACCACCGCCACCTTGTTGACCAGCGTTTAACCCAGAACCACCAGGCCATGGACCACCAACGGCTCCACCGCCACCGCCACCAGCACCACCAGAACCACCATTTGAAGAGTACCCAGAACCGCCACCGCCACCAGCCCAGAAGTAGTTTGTTCCTAAAATTGCATTTTGGACTCCAGCACCACCGTTTGGTTGATTTGTTGAATCAGCACCGTTTCCACCAGCACCACCGCCACCACCTGAGTAGTACTGACCTCCGCCTTGTCCGCCACGGTTACCTAAAGAACGAGCAGATAGAGTTCCAGCAGTTGTACCTGCTGATGCTTGATTTGCAGCACCTCCGCCACGAACACTACCGTTTGAATAACCCGAAGTACCTCCACCAGAACCACCAGTGTTACCACTTGCACCAGGAGAGTAGTCAAAGTAAGAAGAACCACCAAAACCGCCACCTTTAGCACGGATGCTTAATCCATTAGGACCTGTAAGAGTTGAGTCACTACCATTTGTTGAGCCAACACTGTATTGGTGACCTGCACCGTTGCCACCGATTCTTGCTCCTGCTCCAGTTCCACCTGTACCAACAGTGACGTTGTATGTGCCAGAGACGGCTTGGAATGTTCCGTCGGTAAAACCGCCAGCACCTCCGCCACCACCCATGTCAAATCCACCAGCACCTCCGCCACCAACGCAAAGGAATTCCATTACTCCAGTACCTGAGACTGTAAAGGTGTTGTTACCAGTAGCCGTAAATGCAAGGTACTTGTAATTAGTTCCTGCAACAGAAATAGAGACAGGGCTTCCCACAGGTGAAGTAACTTGCAGACCAGTAGTTGCTTCTAGTTGAATATTATTAGCATCTAATCTGGTAACGTACATATAATCTTTGGTAAAGGTGTCGCGTGTCATTGCACCACCACTAGGATAAACGTATCTAACCATGTCTCCAGTAACTAATCCGTGGTTTGTAATATACAAAACGTCTCTATCTAAAGAAACTCCAATTGCTTGTACAGTAAGAGTTCCGCTATAAGAACCGTTAGATAAAACAATGTCTGCACCGCCTGGGCTTGCTGCTAATTTAATTTGCACTAAACCTGGAGCAACATCTACAACTATGTTAAAAGAAGAAACCCAATAAGTCGTGTTGTTACTTAATCCTGCTGGAACTGTCCCTGTTGAAGACACACGCACCATAGAACCAACTACAAGACCAGTAGATACTCCAGCACCTGCTTGATTTTGCATTTGAATAATTGCAGAGCCAGTAGAGGTAGAGTTAACTGTAGACACAGAGCCTAAACTGTTAGCACCGTCAAAAACTAAGTTATTTCCTTCGATTATTGGTAAAGTAAGTTCGTTTTGAAGGTCTGTATTATTACCCGCAAAAGTAGTTGCTAAAGTGGCTTTTCTAAAGACACCAGTCATAGCAACTGTAAGGTCTATGACAGGTCCGCCAGGTACTTCTGAAACTTGAAATTCTGAGGAGTTAGCACCTACTCCAGTATTACTAGCAAGGTAAACCACTCCACGTGGATTGTTAAAGAAGAAGCCAGCACTTGCAACTATGCTGTAGTAAAGAGGCATACCTATCTTTGCACCAACAAAATTTTCAGATGTGTGTGTAACCGTAAAAGTGTCGGCTCCAACATTTACAGATGCAATTTGGCTAAATGCTCCACCTGTTCCTACCGCACTGTTTGTTAAATCAAAGGAGTATTGAATAGCAGTGTTAGAACCATCAAAAGACTGTGCTGTTGCTGTGTTGGAAGAGTCAAATGTTTTTGCACCTGTGTTAGACGCGTCAAAAGATTGAGAAATAGTTGAGTTAAGATTTAGGAAATAAAAAGGAGTGTTAACACCAAAACCATGAGGTGCATCTGTTTTAAGGGTAAGAGTAGACTGACCTTGAGCATTTGTAACAATACCTTCAGAATCAGAGATACGGATTTGAGAACCCTGGAAGAACTGACCTGTAATAATAGATGTGTACAAGTCTAGGATAGACGCAGTTGTTAATTGGTTTTGACGACATAGGTATGTAAATGTCGTTGCATCTGGAATAGAGTTAATAATGTAGGAACCATCTGCTGTTAACGACTTTGTTCCTGTAACGTTAATTGGAATACCAACAGCAACACCATGTGCTAATGCAGTAGTTATTTTAATTTCACGAGAACCAGCAGTTGTGGTCATCTCAGTAATGTTAGGGATTGTGGTATCACCACTTGCGGAAAAGAAAGACGGGGTGTTGTTGATAAGTTCAACTGTTTCCCACTTGGTTGGCTGCAGACCGTATTCAAAGTCCGTGTCCATGAGCGTCTGAGGCTCAGAGACACGCAGTTTGGTTACTGGGTCAATGAACTCTTTAGGAAAACGAATCTCCCCAGAGGCTCCTCCGCCACCACCACTACTACCGCCTAAAAATCCTGGCATTAGTTGCTGCCTTTCTGAATCATATTCCAAACCACCATGACGTAGATATTGCTAAACTTCCAACGAAACCTTGCGGTCCAGTAGGACCAATATTGCCTGAAGCAACTTCTACCCACGCACCTTGAAAGAATACATAAGTTTTTGCCGTTTGTGTGTTAAACCAACCATCTCCTGCAGTTGCAACCGCAGTACTTGGTGCAGTTGGACCTGTTGCAGTAAATTTACCGACAGGACCAGTAGGACCTGTTGGACCAACGCCTCCTGTTGGACCTGTAACAGTTGATTGAGCACCAGTTGGTCCAGTTGGACCTAGTGGACCAGTTGGACCAGTCTCACCTTTTTTGTCAAAGACATTGATAACACCGATTTGTCCAGCACTTGTAACGCTTTGATAAACAATGTTTGATGGAGCGTTAAGTGGGACAACATAGGTAATGATGTTTTGTGCATCTCCGCCGTAAACACCAGCAACAGGATTATTATTTGTTGTTCCTGGAACAGTTGCTGTGTTATTTTCTGTTAAACGAAGTGCTAGTGGGTCATTAATATTTAACCCAGATAAATCAAAGTAATAAGTTTCGCCACGAACTACTGTAAGAGCAGGAGTATTTCCCGCAATATCTGCAACTAAATAAGCATCATTGGTTCCGTTGTTTGTAATTACAAATGTAGTTCCATTACGTGGACCCATTGGTCCAGTAGGACCAGTTACTTGTGGACCAGTTGCTCCCGTTGGTCCAGTTGGTCCAACGAATGGACCACCAGAAACCCAAGAAGTTCCATTCCAAATGTAGATATTACTATTTGCACTAACAACGTATGCGTCACCAGAAGTGTTACCTGTTGGACCAGTTGGTAGGTCGCCTGTAGTTGATACAACACCTAGAACATTGATAGATGTTCCTTGTGCACCTGTTGGACCTGTAGGTCCTAACGGTCCTGTTGGTCCAGTAACTTGTGAATCAGCACCTGTTGGACCAGTTGGTCCTGTAACTCCTTGCGAACCTGTTGGACCAGTAACATTTGAAGCAGCACCAGTAGGTCCAGTTGGTCCTACATCTCCTTGTGCTCCAGTTGGACCAGTTACGTTACTTGAAGCACCAGTTGCTCCTGTTGCTCCTGTTGGTCCAATAGGACCACCTGCACCTGGAGTACCTTGAATGTTTCCTACGTTTTGCCAACCACCGACACCATTAAGTGTTGGATTCCAAACAACTAAATCACCATTAGTTAAAAGATAAGAGTCACCAATTTGTCCAGTAGGGAAAGTTGCTTGAATAGTTGCTAAATCTGCATACTCACCTTTAATTACTGTTGCAGCACCTGCAGGGCCTGTTGGTCCTGTAGGACCAGGAACAGTTGAAGGTTGTGTTGATACAGGTCCTGTAGCACCTGTTGGTCCTTGTGCACCTGTAGGTCCAGTTACACCCTGTGCACCTTGAATACCTTGTTCACCTTGAATACCAGTTGCACCAGTAGGACCAGTAACTTGAGAGGCTGCACCAGTTGCACCAGTTGGTCCGACTGCACCAGTTGGTCCAGTAACGTTAGAGGCTGCACCTGTTGCTCCAGTTGGTCCGATTAAACCTTGTGAACCAGTTGGTCCAGTAGCACCATCAACACCGATAACACCAGCAGTACCCGCAGGTCCAGTTGGTCCAGTTACACCAGCAGCACCAGTTGGTCCTGTTGCACCAATAGTTCCTTGTGCACCTGTTGGACCTAAGTCACCTTGCAAACCAAGTGGACCACGAGGTCCAGTAGAACCAGTTGGTCCAGTTACACCTTCAACACCACGAGGTCCTGTTGAACCTGTTGGTCCAGTTGAACCGCTACCAGTTGGTCCTGTTGGACCTGTTGCACCAGTTGCAGATGCAGAACCTGCTGGACCAGTTGGTCCAGATGGACCGATAGGACCAGTAGGTCCAGCAAGTCCACGTTGTCCTGGAACACCAGGAAGTAAAGTTGGGTCAATCTCTGGATATTTAGGACTGTTCGGATTAATAGGCATTATGTAGTAACCTCCCGAACTGTAAACAATTTGCCAGCCTTATAAGTGTTTCTAGTGCCGTCGTCATTGACAACTTCGACATCCCAATACATTCTTTGTGCAAGCCTCTTTGTTTCGTCTTTTGTTAAACTCAAAGTAATAGTATGACTGGTATTTGAAGTTGATGTGACCGAAACTGTAAATGGCATGTGGGACTGGAGTACTCCCGCTCTCCACCTTATGTTCGCAACAATGCCCGCAGTAACGAGTTGACCCGTATAAGGTAAGGAGTAGGTGAAAGCCACATCTTGATAAGCGGTGAGGTCCACAGAGTCATAAGGACGTTCTGAGGGTTTGTCTCCGTAATCTGGTCGTGGGAGTTCAATTCGTTCTGGATATGAGTAATCGTCCACCTCCTGTGGTCGGTATAGAGGAACGTAATGATTTGTGGCTTTGGAAATTCTGCGGAAAGAAAAGACTTCAATGCGGTACATGCCAAGACCAAGAAGGGTGCAAAGTTCTTTATACTGGTCTTTACGGGCTTGAATCATGTCCATTAACTGACGGTAACGCTCAGAACGTGGAATGGTCACACCGTCTGGAGCAAAGACGTTAATGTCAAAGGCTGAGTCTGTAGCAAGTGTGTACAGAGCGTGAGTTGTTGCAAGGATTGACACAGGGTAGATGTCAATAGAAGGAAGGTTTGCTAAGGTTTTATTGCGACCTAAAGAGTCTTGACTATTGTTTGTGTGCTGTAAAACAGCCGTCTCAACAAACTGAGTAATTTCTGCGGTTGTAAAATATCTAAAGTAATTACCTGATACGGTAATTTGAACGCCATCTACTGGAACGTTATCTGTAACTAGAACCCCTGTGGATTCTTCAATCGAACAATCGTCGGAAACGTCTACTCCATCAAAGGTAACAAAAATACCTGTTGCATCTAGAGGTGCGTAATGTAGCGTGAATCTATTAGTAGTTCCATCAGCCACAAATTGCATGACAAAAGACTTGGAAGTATCGCCAAGTTCGGTACGTACTAGGTCAACTAGACTTTGTACGTTAGCCATGAATCCTCCATCGTATCTACGTCCTCGTGCTAATAATCTCGAAGTATTGCTATTTGGTCAGCACAAAAAGGGTACGCCTCACTCTAGGAGGAGGGCGGAAACTAGAGTGAGGCGTACAACTGTTGACGACTTAGTTAGGTCGCCAGATATACCCTAGACCTTCCAAATAGTCTGCTAAGTCACGAGTGACTGAGTATTTAACCCCAGCCTTAAATGAGAAAGTATTTCCAACTCCATAAGTCATCTCATCGATGTCTGTAATGGTACGGATGATTACCTTGTCATTTGCTAGTGATACGCCAACTTCTTGAATTTCGTCTAGAACAATTGGTGCGTCTGGTTTCTTTGGGTCGAATACGTCCCGTTCCAGACTCTCTCGCTCTAATTGCACGCTGACAGAAATTTCGTCCTGTCTCTTGCGTAACTCTTCTGCGTTCTTCTTTGTTGCTGCTTCTGCTGCACGCCCTGTTGCGTCAAGCGGACTTGTTGCTTTATTTGCCACGATGTTTTTCTCCTAACGATATTTTTGTAGTCGGAGAGCCTCAAAGAAGGAGTATGAGGCTCTCCGACCTGCTTTAAATTAAGCGGTGTAAACCTTGCAAATTGCTTGGTCTGTGATAACGCCAAGTCCCCAAATTGCATACCATGCAAGTGCGTGCTCACGACCGAAGTCAAGAACGCCACCATCGCGTAGTTCAACTGGAAGAGAAATAGCGTGACCGAATGCGTTGTCACCAATCATGATTGATTCGTAGACATCAGTTGCTGTTGTTCCTGAAGGAGCAGACTGTCCTGGGTTTTCTGGATTTCCACCAGTTCCTGGGCCAGTGTTAGCCTTTACTGGAACTTCAGTCTGGTCAGCAGGTGCACCAATGATGCTGCTGTAGTTAACAGCAGTTCCTGATGCAATCTTCTTAACCTGAGTTGTCTCAATGAATACTACGTCGTATAGACGACCGATTTCACCAAGCATGAAGTTTCCTGGAGCAGCGTACTTTGTAACTTCGATAAACTCTGGGTTTGAACGAATGTCACGTGACTGCTTTGGATTGATGAACATTACATAGGTCTCACCTAAGCGAGGAATGTTCTTTGAAGCAAGTGTCAAAGCAGCGTCCTTAACAGATGCTGTTGTCAACTTGTGGGCTGCTGTAACGCCAGCAAGGTTTGCTGCGACAGTTCCCTCGTCGTAGTTAGTGAATGCACCACCTGTGATGGCTGAGCGGTCGTAACCGAATACTGCAGAAGTTGCAGCACCGAGTGTGTTACGTGCTTGTACATCTAGGTATTGCGCCATGTGACGACCTAGTAGACGTGAGGCAGAAGCCATTACGTCATCGAATGAAGCGTTTAGAAGTAGTTCAGAAACGGCTACTGCGTAACCATGCTCTGCTACTGTGATTGCGATTTGCTCTGCTGTTAGAGCATTTGTTGTAAGACGTACACCTTCTGTAAGTGGTGTTGGGTCTACAGCAAAGTTCTTGTAGCGGAGGAAGTTAACGCGAAGACCAGGAGCAACTCCTAGTTCGGTCTTCTTTACTGCAAACTGCTCAAAGCGAAGAATAGGCATCGCCTGGAACAGGATTTCTTTTGACCAGATGGTCTGAATGGCTGTTGAGAGAGCGGTGTTAGTACCTGAATAAGCCGTAGGTGCTGCTGCCAACTCTGATGAGCCAGTAATTGCTGATGCCATTTTGGAATCAGTCCTTTCCTGTTAGATGGATAGATGTTTGGTGTTACCCGAACAGTCCCTTACCGCGGTTGCTTGATGCTTCGCCAAGTAGTTTGGCTCTGTGCTTCGCATAGTCCGACAATGACATGTCCCGAATTGCATCGGGTGAGTACGAACGTTGGTCCGAATCTGTGTCCAGAGGTCCTGATGCAGGAGACGTAATACGTGTTCCTGCCATTTCCCTACGTGCACTGGACATAGCCTGTGCAGCAGAGTCGAGAATTCGAGCAGATTTATCTTTCAAACTTGCGATGCTCTGCTCTATTTCATCGCGGTTTTCTCCCTCAATCAAATCTATGAGTTCAGGGATGATGTTCTCACGCTCTGCCTCAAGTCTTTGTTGACGGAACTGCATTAATTCTTGGAACTGACGTTCTTGGTCTAGAAGTGCAAACGCTCTTTCTCTTTCAAGGCGTTCTGCTTCAAGTTGAGACTGGAATTCTTGCTCTTTCTTTGTAAGAAGAGCACGTACATCCATTTCTTCTTCTAACTTCTTTTGTGCTTCAGTAGCAATAGCCTGACGACTACGTTCTTCTTCTGCTGCACGCTCATCGCGCTCCTTCTTCAAGGTATTCAGTTCGTCTTTCAACTTTTCAAGTTGTGGATACAGTTTTGCTTTCTCTTGTTCACGAGCACGAACAATGTCGTCTTGTGAAAAGTTAAAAGTTTTATCCATATCCTGCATTTCCGAACTGTTTTCCACGAGAGACGGGACAACAGGTTCCGCTACTACTGGGTCAACTGTTTCTGTATTTTCCATGGGTTCACATTCTCTTTTCTTTATCGTTTTCCAAATGTAGATTTCTCTACGTAGCCGTTTGCATTACCTGCCAATTTCACACTATTAGTTGATAGTTGTCAGGCTAAATCAAGTTTTTAATTTGATTTGGTTATTGTCTGTCTACCGCTCTTCTTTGAGGAAGTTTGGTTCCGTAGGCTTCTGTTACGAGTTTCTCTCGTAGAGCAGCCTCCGTCTGGGAGCCTATTTCAGCAGTTTCCTGCGTAATAGGGTCTGCAAGGTTTTCAGGCGTTGGAGGCCCATCAACCTTATCTCCCATAATGTCTCCATCAGCCAACTGCGTTGGTTGGAGCGGAATAGCAGTATCGCCTCCAGGACCAGGCATCATGCCCGTCATATCCTGAATTTCTTTTTGAATTTGAACTTTAATAAGTTGTAAGGCTCCATCAGAAATTGCATCTTCTCGTAGTTCAGAACGAATCTCTGCCAACTTCTCTTCTGGGAATTCTTCACCAAGAGTACGAAGTGCACCTTCTTTAGACTCAAGGCCCATGCCAAGTTTTGTCTGAAGTTCGTTAAGAATAATCAATTTATCTAGTGGAAGAGGTTGTGGGAACTGTACGTGGTTCTGATAAGTAATGGAATCATTTGGGTCAAGTTTAACCATTTGACCTTCTTTAATCGGGCCATCTTCGTCAGGGTTATACATTAAAGTTTCAGGTTCTTTTAGAGAAAGAGTTAAAATTACAAGTTCGTTAATTGCTTCAATTCCAGCACCATATTGAGCAGTCTTTTGAATCCAACGATTCATTAATGGCTGATACTGAATGGATAGTGCTACACCAGAGGTATTAGAAATAGGTTGTACTTGACCAAGAGCAGTTTCAGGAATGTTCATCATTTCGTGCATCGAACGCTTTAAAAGTTCTAAATACTTTAACGCACCATCAATACCTGCTGCTCCACCTTCGAGGTTAAATACCTGAGCATCTTTTGGAAGACCTCCCCAAACTTTCTTAGGTCCTTTTTCAAGATTAGAAGCCTTTGCACCAACGATAACTGTTACTGGTGCTGAGTGATAATTAATAATGTCTGCTACATCTGTAGAAATTTCATTATAAGAACGGTTAATAGTAATAATGTCATGACAGTCAGAAAGTCCCCATGGAGAACCAGCAACTGGAATATTTGGAATATGAACTACTGGAATTAATCCTAGTGGATTTGGACGTGAGTCAATCAACTCATCATTAATATACTCTTCAATAATGTCGTCAGTTAAAATCTCAGTGTATGTAAACACTTGACGAGTTCCTTCTAAAGAAGTTCCCCAAAAACGATACTTCTGTTTAAACCGCATAAGACGATTTCTGTCATGTGGGTGAAACTCTGGGAAAGCAAAAGCAGAGTTCATAGGAAGAATGCGAACACGACCTGGGTGGACACGACCAATTGCATCGGTCCATGGCTCTTCGTAAGCAACTTTGACAAAACAATCGCCAGTAATTCCACCTGTTTGTGCCATTTCAAATAACACTCGCTGTTTGTCGTTGTCTACTTCCCAAACTCTTTGTAGGCGGTCTGGAATGATTGCTTCAGTTGCTTTAGGCGAACGGAAGTGAATGCCTTTACCAAAAGTAAAACGTGCTAAAAAGTCATTGAATGCTCTGTAATAATTTACTGCAATTTGCATTTCGCCTTGTTCACGGCGGTATCCATAGTGATGACCAAGATACATTGCCCAGTTAAGAGAGTATCTATTTAATCTTGGACCATGTACTTCAAATTCTTCGTCAGCAAGTTCCACCAAACCCAGTGGAGAAATAGAGATGGTTAAGTCCGAGGACGCAGCCCTATAACTCGGTGGTGAAAAATCTACGAAACTCATTTATCGCCCTTTTTCTTTTCAGGTAATCTTACTGTAGAACTACCTCTTTGTTTCTTTTCAAACTGCTTTTTCTGCAAAATTTGTCGCTTGTACACAGGGTCTGATGTATCGATAAATTTGCCACCAGATTGTTCATAATGTTCATGAACCCAGTGACTTGCAGCAGGATTTGGGTAGGTTGAAAACTTTGCCTTTGCTTGAGCAATAAGCATTTGCCACAACTTTTCGTTTGCAGGTTTCTGTGCCACCGTGTTCCTCTTATACAACCTTAAGCCCCCTAGGGGTTTCCTAGGGGGTCAAAAGCCAAACTTTAATTAATCGTTTACAACTGTTGGGGATACACGCTGTGTGCGTCCACCAGTACGTGAAACTACTTCAACTGTTTGCTCTGCATAGTCTGTAAATGAACCATGTGAGAACTCAGCCAAAAATGTTGGTGCTTCAGTCCAAGCAGCAGAGCCAACGTGGGCACGTGCTTGCATTGTTTCTGCAGCAGTCTTTGTATGAACTGGTGCATTACGATTTGGACGACCTGGTGCTGCAGCGTAGCCACTTGAAATTCCTGTCTGGAAATCGTTTGGTACGTCTGTGTCTGTTGCAACGCCTTCTTCGAAACGAAGTGGACCGCGACGAGTATCGTTACCCGCAGCCTTCATCTCGTAAACGTTTGAACCCTTCTCAGGGAACTGAGGATTTGGTGCTAGTGTCATAATGACTCCTAAACTCTAGAGTTAATTTCGGAACGGCCTATTCCAAAGATGAGTGTGGCGTATTTTTAGCATTTCGTAATGTCAAACTAGGAACTAATTACTACCAAAAAACGGACTGGCAGAAAGGACCACTTCTGGCATTACGAGGTCTTTAGTCAACGAACAGGCTATAGACAACGAGTCCACATAGTCATCATGGGCATAGGACTCATCAGGGGCAGCAACTAAAAAGTTGGGTCCCTTAAACTTAACTTCAGCATCTGTCATCTGCTGATAGAACCTCTTCCAGGTTCTTAATCTACGAGTACGAGAATTTGCTGGAAAACCTAGCATTCTGCGTTGAATTAATGCTTGTAAATGCTTCCATCGCTGAGACTGTTCAGTTGGGCTAGAAGTAATAGGAGCAACCTCTGCTCTTGGAATTAGGACTTTAAGACGTTGTGCAACGGCATCTCCTACGCCATTTGCGTCAACCCCAATAGCAAGAACGTCATAGTTAGATAAGAAGTTAACTATCTGGAAATACTGCTCTTCCCAATCATCACCTTGTAACTCCAGCCAATTTAAAATGCGATGTTCAAAATAACCAAACTCATCGGGTCTATCCCAGTCAACCCACACCACAGTAACCACGGTTGAGTCCAGTTTACGAGCAGGGTCAATACCTACGACTACAGGAGTCTTATGCCAGTTCTTTACTATCTCCTGCGAAACATCTCCAAGTTCTTCCATCACAGAAGAGGTTACAAACATTCCGCGTTCAAGAAGCCACTTGCAGTTGTACGACATTTGGAACTCGTCTGAGTCTTCGCCAATACGTAGCGTTTCTTTTTTTATAAAGCGTTGATAATTTTCGTTGACCTTAGCCACTTCTTTCCAGTCCCACTGATAATGGTTCTGTCTTGCACCTCTAGTAGTTTGTCTACGTTTGTTTAACTGAATGGCCCTGTAAAAATTATTCTTACTTGTTGTTGGAGTACCCGTCTTAACCATAGTTCCTGCATAGTAAGCAAGCATAGGGCTAATAGATTTTGATACAACAAAGTCGTCTGCCTCCTGACATTCATCGATAACAATTAAATGAAAAGACTTTGATTCAATTTTTGCACGTGGGTTTGCAGTCATCATAGTAATGGTTGACCCTGATTTTTTTAGTTTAATCATGCGGGTAACACCACCTATACGTGCAGCAGAGTCATCGATTTCTGGGTCACCTAAAACCTCTAAAGCACGCTCAGATGTTAAACGCGTAACGGTTCTACCAAAAAGAGTTTCAGCCTGTCCTTCTGTTGGTGCAAACAAGCCAACCCAAAGCCCATCTTTATACTTACCTAGTAACTCTGGATATATTTTTGCAAGTCGTGGTAGAAGAATCATTAACGTTGCAACAGTATCGGCAACAGTTTCAGACTTACCTGACTGACGTGCAGCAAGTGCAGTAATTTCTTCACCGTCGTTAATAATTACAGATTCAATCATTCGGCGTGCTAAAGGTTTTTGATAGGGGTGTAAATCATGACCAACTAACACAACAAGGAATTGCATTATTTTATCAATTAGTTTATCTACAAAGTCTTGCGAAAGTTCATCTAATGTATCTTCGTCTTGAAACTCAGGTTCAGTTTCGTCAAGGTTTAAAAAATACTCAGGATTAATTTCTTCAAATTTTGAATCATCATAATCAATTGTCATTAGTACTCCAATAAACAGGAAAGCCCACTTTGCAGTGGGCATCCCGCGTCTTGAGAGAAGGAGACAGTAGTAATCATATCAAACACAATACCAAAATCAACGACGTTTTAGTTCTTTAACAATTTCGTGTAACACTTCTGCACCAATTTCTGCTTCATTTAGTAACTCTTTCTCACCAGTTCTTTGATAAGTTGTTATTTCTTTTCCTATAACAAATAGTGCATTCTCAGTCCAAGCAACTAATTCAGAAGAAGGTAATTTAGAGATTCTCTTCTGTATTTTGGTCTGGGGCTGGTATCCAGCCTTTTTCTTCTTGAAAATCATCATAAGTAAGGTCCCTCCTAGAGACGGCTGAGTTTAACGCTTCTTCCTCTAATTTTGTACCTTCCCACTTACCAATTACTAATATTTTGTTTTTTATTAGCCTAATTAAAGTAGGGGTGGAATACCTGTAAGGTGGCTCAATCTCTTGGCTCCAGCCTTTAGAAAGGAGTTTACCCTCCCACTCAAGGGGCTGAGTAATAACTTGTACAAAGTGTTTTGGTCCGACTGGTAAAAACTGAGGCATTTGTTAACGCTTTCTTTGGGCCGACTTTTTAGGCTTGCTTGCCTTGGTTGAAGGTTTACGGTTACTTCTTGGTGCTTTTTCTATAGGTCTTAAACTTTGATAACCCTTGAAAACAATCTGGTTAGTACGAACGACACGATACAGGGTTTCTCGTGCAATATTTGGGAGGCGACCCATGTCTGCTGCTCCACGTGGTTTGCTGTCAAGTCGGTTTAAAATATAGCGTCCTTTAGAGGTAGCAGACTTAAACCCAGTCCACTCAGCATTAGAAACGCTGTAGTAGTTATAAAACAAACCATCACGGAAAACTACAGTTAAAACCTGTCGCTCTTTATCATAACCTGCAGCAACAGTTCTTGGTCTTAAGTAGTTGGTTGTAGATGTTGGGATAATAGTTAACTCTGCAGGACCGTCGTAATCATCACGAGCATTCTTGGCAAAGTTGTCATAGACAGTAGGCTCATAGAATGTACCTGCTGTTACTTCATCATCTAAATCGTAAGAATCGTCATCTTCAAAAATAGCAAAGGCTTCATAAAAATCAGAGCCAACTGGGAGAGAATCAAAGGGATTTACTCTTCTACCTTTTATACTACCGACAAGTTTGTCCATGCCCTTGACGGTGTTTTCTGTAACCCCGTATAAATCACGGGATGGGTCAAGCATGGCAGCCAACTCGTTGGCAGAAGGACCAACAGCACGTGCTGTTGGCCTACCGCGACCAGAATTGGCTGCCCTTGCCATACTAACTCCTTAGATTAAGACGCTGCTGCCCAAGGTGTAAGTGTAACTGCTGCACCTGGAGCGGTGTTGTTTGCTCCTGCTGCAATTGACTGTACTCGGATTGTTCCTGCTGTACCGCCAAGAGTTCCAGTTGCATTGATGCCTGTTGTGTTTGCAACGGTAAATCCTGTACCAGAAACTGTAATCTGGTTTGAAGCAACTGCTGTAACTGTAAATGTACCAATTGCGTATGCTGGTAGATTTACTGGGGCTTCTGCAGCAGGTGTTCCTGCAACAATAGTTACCTTAGTTCCAACTGGGTAGTTGGTGTTAGCAGATGTTGCTGTAATGGTTGCCACTGTTGTGCTTGTAGCGTTAAATGCAGTGATGTTTGTACGAGCATTGGTTGTTGCTGTTGCTGTTGTCACTGTCAATGAAGCATCCTTCATTGCATCTTCTGCAAGTGCTGTTGTAAAGCCACGAACTTCAGGTACAAGTACGTAGTCAGTTGCTCCTGCTACATCTTCTCCTGTTGTGTTT